TATCAACTCATCCAATTGCTTCTTCTTTAGATGAGAGTATCCTTCCTTGAGCTGTGGATCTTTTCCCACATGAGCTTCACACAGTTCAACTAAAATGGGCTTATAATATTCTATAATGAACTGTGCATGCATTGCAGCCACTTCGTTCGACTTCAACCAATCATACAATGAGAATTTATTTCCATCATCGATTAGTCCTTCGATCTCACCGATGATCTCAGATCTTTTTTCTTTTACGTGATCTTTAATTGACGGCTTTTGTTTTTCTATAACCTCTTGTTTTTTCTCTTCCTGTTTCTTATTGATAGACAGATTAAGACTCTTGTCAATGAAATCAATTTTATCTTTATCTAGGATCCAACCGCGACTTAACATTCTAGCTATGTGCGCTGCAGTAGTTGGAAACCACGTGTCATTGACTGACCTGAGTCTTTTAGCTTCTAAGTCTCTATTATTCTGTTTAAGATATGTCTGCAGCCACTCTTTTTGTTCATCAAGCGTGGCCATATAATTGTACCAATTGAGCGCCTGTATATACTGGCTGCTCGTAGGATTTTCCATTGTATCTGGCTCATCGCCCAGATATTTTAAATTCATTAAATAACTCTCATTGCGAGTTATTCTTGGCTTTTTAATTTTTCCCTTATTCAGGGGCTGACGTCTAACAGATTTAGCCATGTGATTTTCTCCTAATTGATTTATTATATAGTGTGTGGGAACGAATGTACACTCAATTTTTTTCTCATTTTTATCAAAATAAAGATGTACATCCTAGATTTTTTTGATATTATATAAGAGTAAGCTAAATCGAACACGCCATTCTCAAGGAGATCTACAATGGCACACAATATCGAAATGGTAAACGGTAAAGCTCAGATGGCATATGTTGGTCAAGTTCCGTGGCATGGTCTCGGCACTAAGGTTCCCGCTGATCTAACTCCCGATCAGATGCTTGAAGCTGCAGGACTTGACTGGACTGTTAGAATGGTTCCGGCCACGATTAAAATCGACGGCGAGAATCATGATAGCGGAAAATCAGGGCTCGTTCGCTCGACTGATAATAAGATCATCGACGTCGTGTCTAATGATTGGCATCCTGTTCAGAATCAAGAGGCATTCGAATTCTTTAATGACTTCGTTGCAGCTGGTGACATGGAGATGCATACCGCTGGTTCTCTTCAAGATGGTAAGATCGTGTGGGGTCTTGCTCGTGTTAAAGAAAGTTTTGAGTTATTCCGCGGTGATAAGGTTGATTCTTATCTCCTCTTCTCGAACTTCCATAAGTACGGCTTTAGCACGGACGTACGCTTCACACCTATTCGTGTCGTGTGCAACAACACGTTGACTTTGTCTCTTAACTCTCAAGTAGAACGCATGGCTAAGTTCTCTCATCGTCGTGCATTCAATGCTGATGAGGCTAAGTTGATGATCGGTATTGCTGCTGACAAACTGTCTAAGTACAAAGACATGGCTGCACACCTTGGTTCTAAGAAGGCTAAGGATGAGGATATAGTCGAGTACTTCAAGCGCGTCTTTCCGGTCACCGGTGAGGGAAAGTCGAAAAAAGATGTTTCCAAGAACGCGCAATTGGCGTATGATGTACTTCATCAGCAACCAGGCGCAGAGTTCGCTGAGGGCTCTTGGTGGCAGCCTTTCAATGCTGTTACTTTCTTGACTGACCATGAACTTGGTCGCTCTCAGGATACACGTCTTACTTCATCTTGGTATGGTGTAAATAAGAACGTCAAGACTAAGGCTCTTGAACTTGCGCTAGAATATGCGGACGCAGCTTAGGCTGCGTCTCGCACTAGCGGGGTAAATATGAAAACAGATTTCGAGTTAATGGTAGAGAACGACATGCTAGATCATGGGTACGATCCTCATGACTGGCATGACGTTCTTGCTTACTGGAGAGATAAACTAGATGATTGAAGTATATACACGTGATGAATGTATCTTCTGTGAGAGGGCTAAGACTCTTCTTGCACAGAAGAATTTGCCGTATGTAGAGAAAAAACTTGGTGTTGACTTTACACGCGATTGGCTGCTTGAACAGTTTCCAAACGCAAAAACGTATCCGGTCATCGTTCAAGATGGAATGCATACTGGTGGATTCACTGAGTTGGCTAAGCAGCTCAATGAAGAAACTGATCATCGTAAGTTTCTAGCAGAAGGAAATAGGTAATGATTACTGACAAAGCAGAACTGGTTGATTGGTTAAAGAAATCAGCAGTTGAGATTACATTCACTAAAGTCGATGGTTCGCAACGAACTATGAAGTGTACTCTTAACACGCGTTATCTTCCGTCTAAGATGCATAAGGAAGATATCGACGCGTCAGAAGATTATCGTCAGAAGAATCCAGATGTTTGTGCTGTATGGTCCATTGATGATAAAGGCTGGCGCTCTTTCCGTTATGACTCCGTTATCTACACACAGATGATTCCGGGCTATGACTAAGAAACTAGTTCTTGTAGACTGTTTGTCACAATTCCGTATCAGGTACGCGATCGAAGTCGAAGACGACATCGATCGTGCGCTCGATATAGTTAATGATCAGAAAGTTGAAGAGATGTCTCAAGAATATCTTGGTGAGATGACTACCTCGTATCGTGAAATAACTGAAGAGGAGTATCTTCACATCTTTGATAAGGACAACGATTATCTTCGTAGTTGGTCTGATGAGCAAAAAAAGAAATTGATCTATAGAATCAATTCCGAAGAATGATAAATATGGAGTCTTTAACCATCATCAAAGGAGATATCATGAGATGGCACAATACTGGGGTTTTCATTTAGTTCTCGACTGCAAAGGTTGTGATGTTGAATCTATCAACAGCTACGACAACATATACAACTTTACTAAACAACTAGTTAACGATATCGATATGGTAGCTTATGGTGAACCACAGATCGTTAATTTCGGCAGCGGCAATAAAGCTGGTTATACGTTAGTACAACTAATTGAAACTAGTAATATATGTGCTCATTTCGTTCCTGATGATGGTGCTGGTGACAGCGCTATGTATCTCGACGTTTTCTCATGTAAACCATATGACAATGATATTGTCATGGGATTGGTTGATAAATACTTTAAGCCGGAGACTATTCGACCTTCGTATCTAACAAGACAGGCTTAAACAAATAAGGTTATATAATGGAAACTAATGAAATCTCTGAAAAGGCTATGGGTGGAACAGAACTTATGTTCCACTCAATAGTCGATAGACTTCCTGAAGAACTTTTAAACGAAGTACAGATTATCCCATCACGAGTAAGAGAATTAAAGGAAGATAAGATACGGATTCTTTGGCAACATGATTTGCCGGGAGATCCAGAGTCTGAGCATCTTAACAACCGCGGTTGGGAAAAATTTCATAAAATAGTATTTGTATCTAATTGGCAGATGCAAAAATATTTAGACAAATATGATATTCCATGGGATAGATGTGTTGTTTTACATAATTCCATAACACCTATTCCGCAGCACGAAAAACCAAATGATGGAATTATTAGATTAATATATACATCTACACCACATCGTGGTTTACAAATCCTAGTTCCTGTTTTTGAAAAGTTGTGTGAGACACACAATAATATTGAACTAGATGTGTATTCATCTTTCGAGTTATATGGATGGAAAGAAAGAGATCAACCTTTTGAATCTCTCTTCGAGAGGTGCAGACAACATCCTAAGATAAATTACCACGGTTCAGTTTCTAATGAAGAAATAAGATCAGCTCTTATGAAGGCTGATATATTTGCATATCCTAGTATATGGCCCGAAACATCGTGCTTGTGCCTACTGGAAGCCATGTCTGCCGGTCTTACTTGCGTTCACTCTAATTATGGTGCATTATATGAAACAGCTGCAAACTGGTCTGTAATGTATCAATTCAACGAAATTCCAGATCAACACGCTGGATTGTTTCATGTAGTTCTTGATGATGCTATAAATGCATGTAAAACTGAAGAAATGGTTAGAAGAAATAATCTTCAAAAGCAATATATAGATG